AGATTCGTCTCCAGTTGAACCAGATTACACCTACAGTATAATCAGAGATTTATTAGGGGGAGCAGGCTTTTTAATTTAATATAAATAGTGGCATGCAATTAACCTCAAATCTATATTCAGATATACCTTTTTTTCTGACAAAAAATTCATTTACAAATGATATTAATGTCAAGAAAGATTTAAACTGCATAAAACAGTCAATCAAAAATATAATTTTGACTAGATTTGGTGAAAAACCATTTGATTATAGATTTGGTAGTTTGATATATTCATTGCTATTTGAAACAATAGACAACAATGACATGAGGATGACCCAATATAAAGTTCAAATGCAATCTGTTATCAATACATATGAACCAAGAGTAGTAGTTACCGATGTTAATTATTCTATAAGCACCGTAGATACTAATTACCTCGATATAGAAATTGTTTATGCAGTACAAAATCCAAGAACTGTTCAAACATTGGTTATAAGCGTAGAGAGGACTAGGTAATGGCCAATACACCAGAAAAGATATTAGGTAATTTAGATTTTAATGATATTAAAAACAGTCTAATAGACTACCTAAAAACACAAGCAATAATAAAAGACTACAATTTTGAAGGATCCGCAATAAGAACATTAATAGATCTTATGGCATATAATACATTTTATTATGCTTATTATATGAATATGGTATCTAGTGAAATGTTTATTGATTCTGCACAAAGAATAGAATCTTTAATTTCTTTAACTAAACCTTTAGGGTTTACTGTTCCTGGCAGAAAATCAGCAAGAGCAAAAATTCAAGTATCTGGTGTAACTTCAAATGAAATTGCAAAACACTCCACATTTTATGGAGTAAATTCAGATGGCATTGTCTATACGTTTAGAAATTTATTATCAGGAAGTATGAGTGATAGTGATGTCGTATTGGAGGTAGTAGAAGGCACACTAGTAGTTGACAGTTCTGCACAATCAACTATAAACACTACTAGTCAGAAATATTTTATACAAAATCCAAATGTAGACTTAAGTACTATAAAAGTTTTTGTTTCTGAAAATGGAGCAGATGCAAAAGAATGGAAATTAACTGGAAATATAGGATCTAATTTAACTGATGATAACATATATTTCATCGAACGGCTCAGTACCGGAGGATTTGCTATACAATTTGGTATTGAAAACAATTTAGGAAAATCAATAAATCCAGATGTAGATGTAGTTGAAGTAAATTACATGGTATCTTCTGGAAATGCTGCTAATGATATTTCTTCTTTTAGTAACGATACTTCTAACATCTTTTCGTTCAGCAACTTATCAATAAATGTATCTTGTCCAGAATGTTATAGATCAAGTGGCGGGTTAAATCAACCTAATATAAATTCAATAAAAATGTTAGCACCAAAGTGGTTTTCTGCTCAAGGAAGAGCAGTAACAAAATCTGACTATACCGCACTGATATATGAAGCAGGAATTGATTTCGGTAAATTTAGTGTATTTGGAGGGGAAGAAGCATATCCACCAAAGTATGGTAGAGTATTTGTTTCCATTTCAAATGAAATAGAAGACCAAAAGAAAAAAGATATAATTGCTTTACTACGAGAATATTCAGTAATTACAATTTTTCCCGAATTAGTACAACCAAAAACAGTATCATATAGAATTTCTATTAGAGCATTAACAAATAATCCATATGCCACGCTCAAACAAAAACAAGATATATCTAATAGAATTAAATCTTATATTTTAGATAATTATATAGAATATAATAGATTAGATACTTCTTTTTATGCTGATGAAATATCAGATGATATTCAAAGTACTTTTGAATCAGATAAAATAGAACTAAGTCAAGATGATTTTGTATTTAAATTAACTGCTACTGGAAATGCAAATCAAGAACTGAATATAAGTAGCGGAAATAAATTTAAAATAGAAAATTCTCAAACTGTACAAATAACTGACGATTTTATTGATGTTCTTGGTAGAAATATAATTTTATATGCTAGAACAAATTCAAATACAAATAAAGCAAATTTTATAAAGTTGATAGCATATGACGCAAATGGAAATTTGTTAACTGGTGATTTCGGATTAATCAATATCGACCAAGGAATATTAACAATACCACCAATATCTTCCGAAGAATATACAGTTTCTATAGAACTTGAAAAGAAATTCATTAAACCATTTGCTAATAATTTAAATAATATCTTTATAGATGAGGTTGTAGTTACATGATTCCCATCATAACAACCATATCACAAACATCTTTAAAATCAGAGTTAGATAATTTTTTTCTAAAAATAGAAACTACGGAAGAGTTAACTCAGGTTTTAGATGGATTTGTTCCTAGTGATGTCGGGTGTTCTACTCTTCACGATATAACCAAGTATATTCCTTTGTGGGTAGTTTATGAAAAGCAATCTTTAGAAGAAGAGGGCCAAACTCCTATAAGTGTTTTTGACTTTTTGCAAAAATACTATGATTGGTTATATTGTGATAATGATTCTGGTGCTCAATATTTTTTATCAAGTAACCTTTTAGATCTTATTGATATTGAAAAAACCAAACAGAATTATTATGAAAGTTTTGCTAAAACATTTGCAGATGGATTTGATGTAAAACTAATTCAAGGAGCAAATCCAGATGTATCCAATCAAGCATTTATAACCTTTATAAAAAACATAAAGAAAAATATACATCAAAGAAAAACTACAGTTGAAGCAATTAAATATTTCTTTCTAACATTGTTTGGAGTAGAGGATGTTTATCTTTATGAACCTAAAAGAGATATTTTACGATTAAACGGCGGCGCATTTCAAAATGACAAATTTTCATTTATAAATGAAGGAATAACTGGTGATTATGAAACTAGAAGCGATTTAGCAGGTTCATATTTGAATCACTCTAGAATGCAAGATTCGAATTGGATTCAAGAGTATTCGTATTTACTCAAAGCAGGATATACTGCTGAGATATATCAAAATACTTATTTAGATATGCTACACCCTGCTGGAATTAAAGTTTTCATAGAAAAAACTATAGAAGATTATCAGGGTCCAGAGAACCCAGAAATCATACAAAATATTTCAGAGATACCTTTATTAGAAAATTATGCAGCATATGAGTTTAGTACTTCATATACTACTGGAATTTCTTCATTTAATGGAATAACTTTGTACGGTTTAACTTTTTGTACTGGTTGTACTGGAAAATTTATTCCATTTGATGCGGCAACTCATTTCTTTCCCAAATGGACAGGTTCTATAGACAATTCAATAACTAGTTTTTGGAATATAAATATAGATAATATGTTTGGACTATTTTATGAACAGGGTGCTACTAGTCCAAACTACGGTCTTACTTGTGGAAATTGTCCATAATTTTAGGAGAATAAATGGCAAAGAATACAGTATCTAAGTACATAATAGACTATGGAGTAAAATATATCAGGTATCTCCTACTTGGTAATACTGATTCTACATTTAATAACGATACCACCGATTCATTTAAAACTGGGTGGAGAGATGCACACATCTCGTATAAAGTAACAAAAAATGATATAATAGGTGTAGTTCCAAATAATTCATGGAATAGTAGTTCATTCTATACCGCGTGGACATCTAATTTAAGTTCATCTATTACTAATTTTTATGTCTATGTTCCCGAGACAGGAATAGTTTATTTGTGCATTTCAAATAATCCATATAATGATGAAGCTTTATCGGGTAATTATGTTTCAACACATAAACCAGTGCATCAATATGGAATAGTTAAATACGATGATGGATATTCTTGGTTGTCTTTATATAAAATTACACCAGATCTTTATAAATTTGTAAATTCAAGTTGGATACCAGTTATAAGTTTTGATAATTTAGATCTAAGCAATGAGACAAATCAGTATAGAAGAGCCGTTAGTTTCTGCGAAGGTTATTCTACCAGTGAAGTAGGAAACTGTGGAATATATTTTAATTCAGATACAAGACTACCAATAACAGACAGCACATATGAAACTTATTCTAAGGGTGATCTGTTTACTACTCTTTCAAACACAACATGCAATGAGTGTTTTTGGTTGTTTGAAGGAAAAAACGACAATTATACTTCTGTATTTTATGGATCTTCTTCGGTTGAAACTAGTATAACTATACCAGATACAATAACTGAAATAGAATCATACATTAATAGCAATAAAATTTCTCCAAATTCTGCATATTATAAACTATACGATTATTATATGCAAAATGGATTATTGGATGGGTCAATAATTTCTGCAACTATTGATTTATCTGGTTTAAGTGTATCTGAAAAAACAGTAACAGAAGCAAACCCATCGATTACTATAAATTCTGGTTCAGGCACTGGAGCAGAAATGAGATTGACTACATTTATAAATTCATTAGGAAATTATGAAATAAATGGAATTGAAATAGTAGAACATGGTCAAGATTATAACGATTATAATCTAGATATAGATTCAAGTATACTTTCTGGCATGTCAGAATCTACTTTATTATCTTTAATAACATTAAACCTCGATGTTTATGATGGAATGGGGTTTGATCCTATTACCGTATTAAATTGTAAAAATATTCAAACCAATGTATCAATTGAAACACAAACTCTGATTGATGATGGTATAACAATACCAGATTCTATAAATTATTATATGTTGGTAGATAATCCAACACAAGAAGTTGGGGATTTGGAATTATTAGCAGGTAAATCAAATACAACTAAGTTTACAAGAGTAATCGAAAAACGATACACAGAAATACCACTACTTCTGTACTCTTCCGGTTCTCCCGAAAGAACAAAATTAGAAAATAAAGCAAATTGGTCTGCTATAAATGTAAATTTAACTGGATCCAAAATACAAAAAACTAAAATTGTAGATGTAAAATTCAACACAATATCAGGGAGAACATTTGTTAAATTGGTAGGTGATATAAAGAATGAAGCAGAAAATATAACCGATTTTAGCATAACTGGAACAAAATATGAAATAATAGGACCAGCAGTAATTCCAACAGGCCTTAAACAGTTTAGTGGATCTCTATCAAAGGCAAATAAATTTATAGAAAGAACAATTGCATCATCGGAAAGTCCAACGATCAACATAGGAATGAACTTAAATATAGTAACACCAATCTGAAAGATTACAAATGAATAAATTTCCACTTTCCACTTCCCCATACAATAGCAGAAATAATCAATTTCTTGAGCAAAGAAATCTTTCAGAATCGGATGATGAAATGTATAAAAATTATGTTTATACTTCTTTCACTCCCGGTTATCCACTTCAAGCTCAGGAATTGAATGAAATACAGGAAAGATGGCAGCAACAAATGTCATTTAGTTACCAATTTATGACAGAGTATTTTACCAAGGCATCAAGTGGTGAATCATTCTATGTCACATCTAGCAATGGAGTTTTAGTTATTAATGATCAAGCACTTTCTGTCGAAATAGCTTCTTTAACCGCAACAGTGGGAACCATAACTGGTGAATCAAATTATGTTTCAGTATATGACAACGGAATGAGATATTGGGTAAAATTGCCAACCCTTCAGTTAACAGTAAATATGGCGAACACCGATACTCGTTATGTAAAACTAAATACTCAAATATCATACATCAATTGTTCATCTATACCAGGAAATGAAGGATATTTTTTCAATGATAATTCAAGTGGAAATTATATTGCAGGAACGTGCGGGGCGGGTAGAGTTAAAGTTGAAATTATATCCTTAACAGAAAGTTCTTCGGCTACTGATTCTAATTTAATTTTTAGAATTGAAAAAACACCAAATGGTATAAAAGTTTATAATATAGGTACAGGTTTTGAGATAACGAATTCACAGTCATGACACTTACAAATGATATACTTACTAGACAAGCAGGTTATAGGTTAAATCCATATCCACTTGGGAGTAGAGTATTTGAATCTCTAACTAGACTTAAATCAAATTATTTTCTTTTAGCATTCAAACCAGGAATTGCACTCCAGGCTGCAGAATTAAATGAAATGCAAGAGATTTTTAATTTATATAATACTTTAAACTTACATTTTTATTCTCAATGGCCAATCGTTGGAGATAATATTTCAACAGATCTTCAAGAACAATTAACAGGTATTTCTGGGGTAAATTATACTAATCCAAATATAATTTCTCAGAATTTTCCATTAATTTCCTCACAGATTCAAATGACAAAGGAAAATGATAAGATCAAGTTAACATTTAATACTGGGTGGTTTACTATTGCAAATCCAGAAACTAGTAGAAATTATTGGTTTTATAATTTTGAAACAAAAGATTTACTGATTGATCCTCCATCAACTACTACACCAAAACAAGTTTATTTGAATTATGAATCTCAAACTATTACCAGTTCATTTGTGGATGGAGACGAAGGGTATTTCTTTCATGATCGTTCAAACAGATTTATTAACGACATAACAGACGGAGCAGATAGACTTAAATTAGTAATAACCTCCTTTTCAGAGATTAATGATTCAGATCCAAACACACCAATTTGCAAGGTTATTAATACTGGAGAATCATTTATTCTAAGTGCAATAAACAATTATGCTATTAGCAAAATAGACATATAAATAAGCAAGTAAAGGAAAAAAATGCCAATTGATACAACCACAGTTATAAGCAGTCTAGATCCAAAAGATACTTTCTACGATTGGTGGACCAAAACCAATGATGAAATTATCGAAAAACTCAATATCCTTAAGGTTTTTGGGTTAACTCATGGATCTGGTATATCTTTGGATGGACCAACAAGTGGTACATGGAAAATTGCAATAGGGGGAACTTTACCAATAACTGCTGGTCTTACCTTTACTGGGAATGTAGACTTTAACGGACAAACAATTCTTCCAAATTTATCATTTAAAGTTACAGGTATAACCACAGGAACATCTGGATTTACTTTTGGTACTCCTGTATATTATGATGAAACACATGGATATACTGCATCTAATGGTGGAGATCCATGTACTGCTGAAGTTTTAGGAGTAATTAGTGGTCAAACAAACACATACTCTGTCATAACAACAATAGGTAAAATTGATGGTAATTTTAGCGGAGTTGCAGGATCTGCATTAACACCAGGGAAGATTTACTTTTTAAGCGATACAATAACTGGTGGAATCACTACCGCAGAACCAAATACAACAGGAACAGTTTCTAAACCAGTCATTTATGCTCTTGGGGTAACATCTGGAGTAGTTTTACATTATAGAGGTAATTATTTAAACAGTGCAGTTGGAGCAGCAGGAGTTACTGGAACTAATAGAATATTTGTTGCATTAGCAACTTCTGGAGCCAGTACCGCAGGAATAGTATCAGGAAAAGTAGTTTCGTATAACCCAAATATAGGATCTCTTGAAGAGTTTCAAGAGTATCTAACAGCCAATGGTAATAGGAATCATGTCAGTCGTTGGTTTTTGAGTAGATCTTCTATAAATCAAAATTCTGATATTGGCCATGAAGAAGATTATATTATTGGTGTAGTTGTTGATTCTGTTGTAGATGGAGCAAATACAATATTTGAAATAGCAACAGCAGGCGATGTCGCCGGAACTATAGGATCTGGAGTTTTAGGTAATCACTACTTAAGTAATGATTGGACTAGCTCTGCTAATCAATTAGTTACCAATGTTGCTCCAACATATAATGGAAAAATAATAGCATCACAATACATTGCAAATAGATTTACAGTATTAAATCAAAATAAAAAGAATTCAACTTCCTCCGCCAATTTGGTTTCAGCAGTTCAAGCATCTCAATCTACAACAATAGAACAAAGCAATAACTTACTGTTAAATGGTAATTTTGATATATGGCAAAGAGATACCGGGAAAAACACAGGATATACTGGTGCTGAAAATTTAGCGTTTGCTGATATGTGGAGAAGAACAGATGGAATAACTTCTTCTGCAACAAAAGCATTTTCTATAGAAAGAAAAACATTTGATGATTACCAAGATGATGTAGAAGGATCACCAACATACTATATCGATGTAAAATGTTTGGGAACCACATATGCTTCTAGTGATTACATCACAATAGGTCATGTAATTCCATCAGCAAAAGCACTAAATGATCAAGAAGTAACTTTAAGTTTCTATGGAAAATGTAGTTCGAATGGATTGAATATCCAAGTTTATAATGCGAGATATGTGGATGGAGTTCAAGAAGATTACGATGCTGTCCAAGAGTTTACATTAGGAACTTCTTGGGAAAGATTTAATGTTTCATTTACTATAGAAAATCTAGCAACACTAGGTGGTGCAAGACAAAATGATTATACAGAGGTTGGATTTGATTTCATACCATTGATAAAGACTACAGTTGGAGCAGGATCTCCTTTATCTGCTTCTGCTACTGTAAGTATTGCTTCTGTTTGTCTTGTTCATGGAAACAATCTAGAGTTTAATCATAATCATGGAAACAAAGAATATAATCTAGCAGAATGTAGAAAATATTTCTATAGCAGTTATCCATCAAATAATATTGCAGAAGATAATACTATGATTGACAGAACTATTCCAGATTATGGAATATTCAATCATATCATTATACCAACACAAAACTGCAACTATGTCAAATATCCAGTAGAAATGAGAACAACCCCAACACTTATAATTTATTCACCATCAACTGGAGCAAATGATGCATTCAATCAAACCTCTGGTAGAGATTGTAGGTTGTCCGGTGGAACAATAGGATATAATAATAGAAATAGAGTTGTTAGAGCAGGAGTAAATGTAATAACAACAGATACTACTAGAAATGGATTTAAAATTTGTGCAGAACAAGGAATAGTAGAGTATGATCGAATCTACTACCACATAATAGCAGACGCTGATTTCCCACTACCAAGTTAAAAGAGGTAAAAAATGCCAAGTTGCGGTAATAGTTCAAATATACTTTCAACTCAAAATAATATAACATTATCTACTTCTGGAGCAGGATCTAGATTAGAATGCCAGATTACATCTGGATCTTATGTATCTGGAATAACATCTGGTGATGTTATATTTTATAATACTACAACAGAAAAATATGAAAAATCTAAAGCAGATGATCAAGTAACTGCTGAAGTTTTTGGAGTAGTCGAAAGTTATAATGCCGCGAGCTCATCATTGAGTGTAGTAATAAGTGGATCTATAAATTTACCAGATGCTTTTTTAGAAATTTCAGCAGAAAATGGAGCTTCTGGTGGAAAAGATGTTTACTTTTTAAGTGCGGCAACCGCAGGAAAACTTCAAGATATTGCTCCAACTGAAACTGGAAACATAGTAAAACCAGTATATCAAGTAGGACCACATGGTTCTGGTTCTTATACTGGAATTGTAAACAATTATATTGGGTATGTTGTTGGCGGAGAAGCAGAAGTTCAATTTGATAGATTGTTAGGTGGGGGTGTTGGTACTTTTGCATTATTCATGTCTGGTGCAGAAATTACAGATGAATATTCTCCATGTGATGGAGAAACTTTAGTAACTGCGGCAGATAATCCTAAATTTATAGAGAAGTTCGATTTATCATTGCCTTATATAATGAAGGTTCAACCTCTAAATAGCGATGGGTCAGCCAAAACACCAGATGCTAGTTTTATAGGAAAAAGAGTTGCCGCAGATACT